GTCTAAAGCGTTACTTGTTGAGCCCATCATACATTTACCAATAACTCTACTACCTAACCTTAATGTTGTTTTTGTTACACGCCAGTTGTTTAATATATTATTAGGTCTTTCCCATTTACCGCTTTCATCGTGTACTAATAGTTTTAATTTTTCACCATCATAACTATTATCACCTGTATTTTTCCAGTCTATAGTTGTATCAAGACCTTCTAGCTCTGACTCATCGCTACCAAGCTCTATTTTTCTTCTTGTTAACTTGCTAGCAGGTACTCTATATGCTAATTCTGTTTTAGGTCGATCCATACCATCTTGGATCGGTTTAAAAAAGAAAGGATAATTAACTGATATTGGTACAACCTTATCAGTAAACATTTTTTTAGCATCTGGTCCTGTTTTAGATAATATACCATATCTACTATCACTTGATATTGTAGCTTGATTTACAATTTCACCTGATGCCATAAAAGAAAAACCAGATCGTCTATTTTTTAAATAACACATACCATAACATCTTTGATCTGCTTTACAAGCTTCCCAGAATATATAAAATAATCTGTTGGCTTCTCTAAAATCTGGCTTACCTACATCTATTTTACTCCATTGTAAATACATATAGTGTGTTCCTGTTATGTATGTTGGTACTTTTTTA